AGACCCTGGCTTTAAAATATCCAGAATGGTCCTCGTTAAAAACAAAACCTGGATCATAGTAAGGAACCACACCTTTGTTGCTGATTTCATCATCTTCATCTCCACCGCCACCTTCTCGAACATGAGCATAGAATGAGCCGACAATTACGGTGCAAAGTGGAGCTTCACGACATACAACAGTAGTAGAAAGGCCCTCGATTGGTTGATACATGTTAAGGTCGCGATTGTCATCAAGCTCCGCAGAATATCCCGAATGCTCATGCCTGTAGCATCTGTCTAATTTACTGTTTGATCGATACCTATAGTGAACGTCAGATATAACGGACTCTACTCTTGGTGAAGGAGCACCGTAAAACTCAGGCTTTTTAATTCTGTCTGTAGTGATTGGATCAGATATTTTTCCAAAACTATCCAAAGACCCTGTATCGAAATCAAAGTTAGACATTTTGCCATTAAGGCCCAATTGAAGCCTATCAATATTTGAAGCAATGTCTTCAGCAGTTAAAACGCTACTACTATCGAAGTTTCCTAATTCTTCCCATGTGGCCATAATATTATGTAAACCTCAATTTGCAATAGTATAAGAATCTAAATTAAAGTCGCGTATTGTAAAACCATCAAACTCAACTTGACCACAACCCAGCGAAGGCTTGCTGGGTGTAGCCACCATGTCGCCACCTTCTTTAAACTGTATCGGGACATGACTTGTAAAAAGGGCTACGACGCGAAAAGGCATTTCTGGAAATGAATCAAAAGCATCGCCAGAATGATGATGCCTCCAAACAACATTATAATTAAAGTTGTAATTAAAGAACATATGACTATTTGTTCTTACATCTAAGCTTTTTGCAATATCATCAGCAGTAGCATCTCCATAACTTAAGCCTGTTTTTTCGCGTGTGTCTTGAGATGGGTTATAACCGCCATTATTAAAAATGTTATTTTGACGAATAGCAATATGGCCAAGCGCAGTATCTTCTTCAAGAGCCTCTTTAAGAGATCCATATTCATAAATTTCGGTATTAAGGCCGGATGCACTTGGAATTTTGGAGCTAAATGCACGTCTAAATTTTTGACGTGTTCCTTCACAGTAAAACCAACTATCTTTAAAGTCTACAGCGGTACCGGCTGAAATTATCGAAGTTGAAGTTTTATCTTTTAAAAGCTCCGTCGTTGCATAGCTAGATGGAATACCACTTTTAAGGTAATAAAGTTGAACACCGATGGTCGGAGGCAAGCCTGTAAAAAATGTTCTTGATCCATAGTCTCTCATAAATATGGTGCATGAACACCTGACTATCGTATCGTGACCGGCTGGTTTCGGTAAAAATTGAATCTCTTTTGTATTCCAATAATATGTATAACCCCCAGGAACGCGCCAAATAGGCTCTAAACTATCGGTTACATGGGTGACAACGCCGCCAGGAAATGGTTTATCGGATTCAAACTCAGTGTGTGCCTTTGTGACTCCACCCACAACGTATGGCTCTTGAAAAACAGTATTTTCAGCGATCATTTCCTCGCTGATGCCTTCTTGTCTTATGTTGACGTTACTTATTTTTGTATCTTTTACATTCTCAAAGTTTCCCTGAATGTCGCTCTTTTCGAGAATGTCGCCAACTTGAAATTCTTTTTGTTCTACTTCAGCCATTATCGTTTCCTGTATTGAACCATCAAAAGACGATCTTCGATATCGCAAGCGATACCAGTCGAAAAGTTATACATAAAACCACCCCCACTAATCGATCTGTCTTCCGTATTTACGTGGCCATACCAATCCCCAAAAGATGGTTCAAAATCGTGAAGAAAATCTTCAACACGAAAACCAAACAAACCAAATGGATCATACTCCGGTAATGGTGAGAAGTTTTCATCAACTCCTGCTGGTAGTTCAGGGTTTGATAAGCCTGGAATCATTTCTTCATCCAAAGCACCAAGCCCGAGTCTCGAAGCTGGAGATCGCCTGATATCTACTCCACGAACTTCTACATCGACAGTATGAGAACCAGCAGTAACTGGGGTTACTCCAGACAAATGAAACCCATAACTTGCGTTGCCGTTATATAAAAAACCGCTCTCAGCCACAACGTTACCATTCATTACGATTCTGAATTGAACAGCATAATGATCTACCGGGCTGTGAGACCACATACCTTGTGGAAAGTCTTCATGATAAATTTTAGGAAGCACTTTGGTTGGGTGCATGGTTTCAGCTTTAGTTTCCGCAATAGTTAGTTCACTGTCGAACGGGTGTGTTCCAACTCCAGCAAGCCGCTCAATTCCGGTCGCATCCAAAGTTGTGGTGTCTGATGAAGGGTACTTGCCTGAAATACCGCACCATCCACCAGCAGGAAGGTCAGGGTTGAAAAAACCTGTAACAGAAAGCTGCGGGTTGCGTCCGTCTTCGTAAGGCCAAAAACCCATGTGCATTTTGCAATGATGTGAATGAAGGTGTTCAACATTAATAATTCCAGACCCCTTCCAAACTATTGATCCTTGAAAATCAATAATCAAAAAGCCTTCATGATCAGCGGTAACTTTTATTTCTCCAACAGGATGACTGGCCTCGCTATATTCTGCATCTGAACCAAAACTATCTGACGGAGCGGTAGCATCAGTAACTTTATGACACTTCTTTACGAATGATGTAGTGCTGTGTGGTACTCGAATACGATATCCAATATCTAATGGTTTTTTGCTAAAAACATAGACATTATTAAAACAATCAGACTTAAACAGTTCTTTTCCGAAGTTTGAATCGGAACTAAAATTATCTGAATCAAGATTGCCATTTATTTCATTAACAAATTCAGAAACATTGTCATTCATGTCGTCTGGATGACAGGATTCACCAGCAACTGGCTTAATTTTCGGAAACTTAATCGCCATGACTACCTCTTATCTATTTTTAAAACATCAGTTAAGAGCCGCATGTCTCTTTGGTCACCAACCTTCGCATCAATACTATATCCTACGATCATCATTCGACCATTGGCCATGCCACCTCCACCCTTTGTCCTTTCGATGTCTTGAGTAAATCGAAGAGACATCTCAGAGACCAAAGGCTGATCCATATGGCTTACATCGTATCGAATGACAACTGGTCTATGATCGACCCAAACATCATCATTAAAAACAGCTTTACCATAAACTGGTAAACGCTCAGTTATGTTGTGCTGCTCTCTTGATTTATTCTCTTCAAGAACAAGGTTATCTGACCTATTTATTTTAAAATTAATATCTAATGGATTATCCCCATACGCTATTGCGTATACATTTATGTACGCAATTTGTATAGAAGAATAAATACTGCCAAAGTCAAACGGGCACGTTTCATAAATTGGAGCGTCTTCGTATGATACTACTTCAGTTACTGAATCCTGAGCATAAACAGCACTGTATCCAACTTCATTTTTAACATAATAGTAATTACTTAAAACATGTATTCCTGGCACATTTGGGTCATTAGATCCAAAATAAACATAACCTCTTGAATCGTTTGTTTCTATGACACACTGCATTGGATATTTTTCTCTAAAACTCCAAGCTCCAACTTCATAGTGCCAAACTAAAAGCAAATTGTTGTCTTTTCCAATAGTGGGAACACAAAGCATATATTCTTTTTCGCTTCTGTTAATTACAGAAACAGAAGACCTCATATTTGCCTTATCGATTCTATTTACCAAATGCTTAATTGGTGTACTAAGCTCGATAACAGACGTTGGGGTTCCAGTGTTCTCAAGCGCCCCTTTAAGAACAAAAACACCACTTTCAGACAAAAACACAAGGCCGGTGCCAGGAACATCTTGAATCGAGTCTACGGCTGCGCAGCCTATGTCTTTGTTGAGCGTTTGAGCAACGAACCCATTTCGTTGATTCCCCTTAACCAAATAAATGCCGCGCTCTTTGAAGATTACCAAAGCATTTTGTGTGGCATACAGTGCTGTAATTTTTCCAGAATCAACGTCACCAATATCAAAAATATTGTCTCTCGGAAAAACTTCAGGCATGCCCTCGGCGCTATATCGAACAAGGTTGTCTGCTGTTCCAGCAACAAAAAGTGTGTTTTTGAAGGCCGCTATGTATTTTGACTGCCTTGGAAAAAACCCAAAGTCGTCTTCATCAACGACAAACCCAAGGTTTGCATCCGAGATTCCGTCTTCAATAGCAGTTGATTCGTTGTCTTGTATCTCTTTTACAAAATAGAAATTTCTACCCCTTTCAGGAGTAATAGGGTTTCCGTAATCATCCAAAATGTCGGACGTTCTATACAGTCGTCGGGCTACAACATTCTCTCCACCAACAGGTATCGAGACAGAAACAAAACGCCTGAAACCATCCAGGCACTCAAATGTAACGGTTGCGCTTGATGGAGACAGTGGGCTCTCTTGTCCACGTTTGTTTACAAACGATACTCTGTACTGATAGCCGCAAAGTTTAGCGTCATTATATGCTTCAATTTCTGCTGCCTCTGCCTTCCAATATGGTTCAGCAGTTTTATCACTCGGAAAAAATAAAGTTCGTTCCTGACGATTACCACGCAAACCCTTTGGGCTAAGGCTTCCCAATCCTTGACCACTATCCGATGTACCTAAATAGAAAAAAGTATTCGTATGTGTGCTGCTTAATTCATTTCTATTATAGATTCCTTTATTTGGCTGACCACGCTGAACAGCCGTTGCGCTTGGTGGCGTTGGTAACTCAAAAAAACCAACACGAGACAAAGACTTGCCGTCATAAACAACCGGCTCATCTTCGCCATTAACGAAATACATGCGACCACCAAACGAGGCGCTTTGGGTTGCAATTTCAGATTTATTAAAAGCATGACGAGCAGACACAAATCCGTCTGCATATGGAAGGACCTTCCATGCAAGTTCATCTGCGTGCCAGTGTGGTGGGTATAATCGACAAAGATTTCCTCCACCGTCTTCAAAAATAATGTGCCTCTGAGCGCCGTTGTGAACCGAATAATAATGAAGAGATCGGATTTCAAAATCAGTCCAGTTGGGGTAGGCTGATCCAGTAACTACATCGAACCCGCCAGCCCTTTTCCATCCATCATATGGATCCCACGACATCTCTTTAATGATCGCAGCACTATCTGGCGTTGCCCTCCAACGGTCCTCAATGCCGCGCAAGCGGGCTACTTCGAATCTTTGTGTTTTCATGATTTACTCGGTACACCAAAAATTTCTCGTTCTCTCATGGAACGATCAAAGCCCCTTCTCACATGAACTCTATCGGTTCTAGAAAGGTATTTGTTTTTCATCCGCTGCAAAATCTCTTCTGCTCTGCGTTCATACATCGTACTGTGGTTAGTCATTCCGTGTTGCATGCAAACATCTTTAAGGGCCGCATAAACCAAGTAATGATGATATTGAGGTGGCCATTCAGGAACATCTTGATCGGCCTGCAAACGGCGAGGCCGCCTATGGTAACGAACCTCTACTTTGTAGTCTGAGTCTGGTGTTTTCCAGAAACGAAGGTACTGTCGTGGACCCGTTTCATCCAGGGTCATCGCCCTTTCTGGATCTCCCATTCGATCGACTGGATACATAGCATACGTGTCAGCCTCATTGTTTGCTGAGTCTCCGTCGTACGCAAAAGGAATGTCCAAATTGTCTCCTTTCTCTTCCCTGAAAGCAAGATATCCTACACCTCTATAGTCAGTGCTAATTAATAAATCTAACCCCATATCTACAAAAGGTGCTGCATGGCTAGTCGTTGCAATATGCTTCCACTTTCCTAAACACTGCTTAAAATGAGAACCAAAAAGTTCTTGACTCAAAACAAGCATGGATCTGGCGTGGTGCAACCTTCCCTGTTCAGTCTCGTTATTTATTGGAGTAGCCCTTCTATAAATCTTTATTCTTCTTCCAGTGTCTCTAAAGCTTTTTAAATTAAAGAGTTTTCTGTATTTTTCTTCTTTGAAGGCTCCAGGTGAAAAACCATAATCGGAATCTGCATCTCCGTATCCACTAAATTCGTTTCTAAGGGTAAGAGTTGATCCACAATCCATTACTACACATGCAAATGACGGACTATCCGTAATACGGTCACTTATAATTTCTGTTGAAGAAACAGGCGATGGCGCACTCTCAACACCAAACTCTTCATAAGTGCAACAATATTCATATCTGAAACCAGGGACCAATGCTCCAACACTTCCAGTAAACCAATCCCCCTTTTTGAGCCTTTTTCTGGTAATACTTAAATTCCTCTCCAGGTATTCCACGATCTCGTCACGTTCGGATGAAGTAAGAGGCAGTGAACCTATGTCATCACCTCCTGCATCATCTATGAAAAAGCCACCGTCAAAATAAGATAGTCGTGGAATATGTATCAATGCTGGAGCACTTGGCGGGTCGATGTTGTCATACATTTCTTCGACACTGACAAAACTATCTCCCTTGTCTGATCGATCTAAATATATGTTTTCTTCTTTTCTAGAGTCTAAAAAAACAAACCTTCCATCGTTTGGAGCAGTAGAGCTATTAAGAACAGTCTCTTCAGCTACGGCGCTAGCATCTGGAGAAGAAATGCCAAAAATATGGTGATACCATTCACCATCAACCCAATCTTCATCACCCATGGCGGTGCTGGTAAACTTAGAAAACCTTAGATTTTCTGAAAATTGAAGACCGCGATCTGTCACGCTTAAAACCTCAACAGCCTCCCGAGGCATTGGGTATTTTCTGTATTCAATGGTCCAAGTATCAAAAGACGTGGTAGTCATCGTTTGAGCAGTGTATGTGGCAGCGCCGTGATTTAGTGCCAAGTCTGAATCAGGCGGTCTATCAACGATAATACATCTAGGATTTATATATCGAACGATTCGATAAGATCTTTGATGAACATGTGAATCTCCATTATTGTCAGTGATCGTATTTTTAATAACTAAATACTGACCCTCAACATCAGGAGGTAAGTGAAGAATTTTGGCACTAAATGTTGAAGGCAACCTTCCAACACAGGAGTTCTTTCTAAAAGAAATGGTTGCCGATGTTCCATCGTAGTTCTTACTTTCGATGTCAGCACGAAGAACAAGAGGCTTTTTGTCTTGCATGAACAGCCACTGATACTGGCTTGATACCTGCAAGTAGTGACGATTGATACAGCGCACAATCGAATCTGTGTACTGCTTCAGTTCGGGGTTGTAATCAAGTGCTGCGTTGATCTCTTGAACCATGTCTTTGACGTTCATTTCTTCATCCCCGTAAATAAAAACGGCTGCTGGAATAGTATACCCCAGCAGCCGTAAATGGACCTAGGGTCCGGTATCAAATATGGCTTAGAAGTAGCCTTGATCGATGATCATAACTGAACCAACATTTGAAACATCTGCCGCAAGGCCGACACAGACTGCACCAAAGGTTGCAGCAGCAACAAGCCCAGCTTGACCAGCAGTACCGATAGGACCACACATTCGAATGTTGATGTCGCAAGAACTATCGACGGCTGCAAAGTCACAGAAACCAGCAGTCTGGATTGTAATTGGTCCAGTACCAGTAACAGTTTCAGTGGCAACACCGAAAGCGCCTCCGTTTCCAACCGTACTCACACCAGCAGCTTGGCTTACACTTCCACCAAGACCCTCAGTAGTATCTGCATTAAAAGCAACCCAATCACCCTTGGTGATCGCGGCTGCAGCATACAAGGTCACAAATTTCTTCGGGTAATGGTTGACGCCATCAACACCGTCTTTCTTATAAATTGCCATGTTGTCCTCCCTCTTTTGACTATATGGCTATTAAATAGGGTGGGGCTCGACATGAACCCCACCCAATCAGTATGACTTAGAAAGTATCCAAGTCGAATGCAACACCGCTTGAACCAAGGTGCTTAGCGATCAACTGACCACGGCACCGGAGCTTAGCAGCACGAACATCGTACTCACCCGACACAGTCTCGAAGTCGGACAGGTCGAAGTAACCTTGTGGATCCCACAGGGTGTAAATGTCGTTCATGTTCAAGAAGTAGAAGCTGATAGGATCGTCAGCAGATGCGCTTGTCTTGTCGTTGGGCATGTTGTACTCAACGTTGATTGGAATGCCTTGGAATGTTTCAACCATGCGTCCACCATCGATCTGAGCTTGATCAACGTACCGTTCGTGAGCCTGAAGGGCACGCTTCAGGTTCTTGAATCCAGCGCGAGAAGCAAGAATCACGTTTGGTGCTCCAGATGGAGAAACCGAGTTGATTTCAACCAACAGATCGTAAAGACCAGCAAGACCGTTAGCGTTGAAAGAACCAGCACCATCAAAGATTTGGTTTTGCCAACCAGTCTTTGTTGTGTAGTCGCCCTTATCAACACCACCGACTTCATTGACTTGAGAACCAACAGCAAGTGTCTCAAGGAAACCTTGGTGAGATCCTGTAGTTACATCCAGACCGTTCAGGGTGTTCCAGTCTTCCCAACCGGCTTGCTCACCGTTTACGATTTGCTTGACGTATTCACGCTTCAGAGCGTTTGCAGTCATGGTCACACGGCTTTCAAGGATTGAAAGAACAGCAGCATCGCCTTGGTTGACCATTTCTTCTTCAGAAGAGATAGCTACTGGACGAACAACGTGACCAAAATCGTACTGAGCAGGCTTAAACACATCTTCGACACTAAGGTCAATGCGCTCGAAACCAGTTGCCATACGGGTAGTGGAAGAGTGCTCACCAAAGCCAAGAGGCACAACGATACGCGAACCACCGGCTTGAACTGGCTTGCCAGCACCGTGGATACGTTCTTGAGCATCAAGGAATGCGACTGATTCGTGTACGTTGTCACGAAAGTCCTTCATCAGAATGTGCATGGTAGTGGAAAGCAGTTCGTTTCCAATAGAAAGAGAAGTAATGGCCATTTTTGGCTCCTAATTAGCGGTTGTTAGAATAAGCTTTAGCAGCTTCGGGGTTTGACTGTAGCCAAGCAGCAATTGAAGCTGCGCCTTGCTTCTTGACATCAGGGGGAATCTCAAATGTTGCAGGAGACCCGCTCACAGAGTTTCGCTGCACACGACGAGCAGCATCTGCGCGAGCTTTGCGCTGGGTTTCCTTACGGACACGTTCTTCAGCAATCATGTTGCGAGCCTTGACGATATCAAAGGCATCTTGAGTCGAAAGTGGTGCGCCAGCATTTGTTCGCTGTGTCACCAACTCAGCAACTTGTTTGCGGAAGTCTGGTTTCTTCATTTCTGGATTTGACTCCAGAAAATCGTAGTATGCGCTTTCTTGACGACGCTGAGAAGAGATCTCTTGCATCGGCTCAAAGACACTGGATACCGCTTCAGCAACGCCACGATTGATTCGAGCCTGAATACCTTCTTCCGACATAATGTCAGGCATTTCAGATTCATCTTTCTTCAGCGCATCCGTAATCCGTGGATCTTCAATAATAGAAGCAAATTCAGCCTGACGACGAGCAAAGTCACGCTCCAAGCTTTCGATTTGCTGTTCACGCTTTTTATATTGAGAGACCCGACTTTCATGAGCAGCATTCAACCTTTGGCTCTCATTCTTGTACGCTACACGAAAGTTGTGAAGCATTCGTCGGGCTACAGTTGGAAGCTCTTTGATGTCCTGCTCTGTGATGCCCTTGTAAAAGTCATCTACATTAAGTTCTTGATCATCAATATCAGAGAACATCGGATCAAAGTTTTTTGCTTCAACACTCTCAGTAATTTCATTCGAGCTTGAAAAGTCTGCCTGTGGCTCTGTATCTGCAACAGGCTCAGGCGCCGTTTCTACAGGGTCTGGAGATGTACCACCATCGTCCAAAAGTCCAGTTGAACCATCACTAATATCTGTTTCAGCAGGCTCAACACCTGCATCCACCTCTACATCACTATTAATTTCGTCTTGCACTTATGTCTCCTAACACTTGGCAATTTACCACTCTTTAAAATGATTCTGCAAATAAACAAAGATTATTATTCCATGTTGTTTGCAAGCATCTGTTCTTCCTCATTCATCTCAGTAGGTGCTGGGGCCATTTCTTCTGGTCCCTCATCTCCAGGCATTTGAGGCTGCTCCTGAAGTTCTTTTACTGCTTCAATAAACTTTTTATCTTTTGCCATCATTTTCAAAATGGCAGTGACTTTACGAATATCGGTATCCGTAAGAATTTGATAAGGGTCGAAAGAATACTTGGATGCAAACTCTCCACCGCCAGCCATCTTGACCAATTCAGAGATAGCCAAAAGGGGCAAAAACAAATCTGGAGGCAAAGGCTGATCAAGCTTGTTTTTCTCAGCACCCGAAAAGTCCACTTCAATCGGAGGCATTTCAACCAATGAAATCTTCGAAAGCGTTGCATTAAATTGCTTCAACATGCCCTCAAGACCCTTCACACTAAATGGCTTTGTTGGTGCAGGAGCAGACTGGGCAAGCTGCATCATGTCAGCGTCAACATCTGGCTGAGCGCCCTCTGCTGGTGCTGGAGGTGGAGGCGCTGCAACGTCATCCTGTGGTTGACCTTGTTCGTAGTTGTACATTTGATACTCCTTATACAAGGCCCTTGTCCTGGGACTCGCGGTATTGTCTAAATGCTGGGTGATTGTCTAACCGATCACAATAATCGGAATATTCCTTTTCCTCACGCTCAAGGCGCGAATCCATCTTACTAAATTCCTTATCAACATCCCAGTCTCCATCAACTGGTGTCAACCCCTTCGCTTTACAAACATCTAATCTGTGCTGTTTGTTTTTCAACATTACACCAAGACCACGATCAAAATAAGGGAATTGTTCACTAAATCTATCTATTTTTGCAGTGGGAATCCAAGAACTATTCTTGCTGCTACAAGAAGGGCACGACTGCTTGTCCTCCCAATGCTGTCCCTTACTGAAATCAATCAACTCTTCAAACGAATTTTCGCAGTCATTGCACTTGTACATGTGCATGACCAAACCCCTCGTTCGGGTTGTTTTGTAGGTTTTTTCAGTCCAAGGATCATTAGACTGGGCTTTATCAACTTTGAATACTCGCTTAGACAAACTGCCACAAATACCACAATCAATCGACTTCGGACGGTTGCTCATTGAGAACAACATGTCCTGTTCATTTTCACAAGACGTACACTTAAAACTATAAACTGGCACTTGCCGCTCCTAATAACTCCTGTATCGCAGCCGGTTGCTCTTGTTCTGGCAACGCTGCAATCTGTTCAACAACTTGTATGATTTCGGGTGAATCGGCAAAAACTGCTTTCAATGCTTCGAGGGCTTCTGCTGGTGGCATTTGAGCAATCTGAGCCAGAATTTCTTTGGGGTCTTGAGGCTGTTCGGGTGGTGGGGCTTGTTCGGGTGGTGGCGCTTCTGCTGGAGTTTGTTCAGGTGGAGCCTCTTCAGGTGGAGCCTCTTGTTGAGGTTCTTTAGTTTCTTTAGATTCTTTAGTTTCTTCCTCGGCTTCTCGACTCAACTCCGCATCTAGTTCTTCTGGATGCAGGTCTTTTGGAAGGTCAAATCTTTCAGCAAGAACCTTCATGTAGTTTTTGGCGAAAATTCCTTGCGGTCCACCTTTGGATGCTGTGTCCCAAAGCGCACTGTAAGGTTGCAATAGAGCAACGAGGTTTTGCTGCATGGCAGCATCAGAGAGAGGTGTACGACCGCCTTCGACAAAAGTAATTTCGAAATCGGCATCAAGATCCTCGACACCAACAACGATTTGGTCATTTCGTTCTCTGAGAACAAGCGTTTCTTGACGAACTTCATAGCCGTCCTCAGTCTCCATAATTCCAAGAGGGGGTACAGTATCTTCGTCTACAAATGGTTCTTGAAGTGAAGCAGTTCCACGAACAAGAGCCATATCAACCTGTTCTTGCTCTTTTTCATCAGAAGCTTTTTTCTCATCAATAGCTCGACCACTGAGCGTTTCACCCAAAAGGTTGAGTTGTTCTGGATTCATGTCATCCAGTTCACGGATGTCTGTAATCTGAGAAGCAAGGTCTTTGAACTCATCAGAGTCTACATCGACGCCAGCAGCCTCTGCCAAAGACTTGATTCGCTCTTTGTCAAAGTTTTCTTGTGGAGCTTCTACACCTTCTTCGTTTTGTTCATCACCTGAAGGAACGGCTTCAACTTCAGCCACATCGACATCTTGAGCCTCAAACTCGCCACTACTACCACCATCATCTTGCATACAAGCAATCAATGCACGTAGAACCAACTCAGTCAGATTCGCAAGCCATTGGTCCTTAATCGTTGCATGCAGCCCAAACTCTGACTCTGTGTACTGCTGAACAGTCTCTACTTCGAAGGCTGTTGCCTTGGTAACGATACCTCTCGATGCTGGGCTCGTACCTACAACGCGCTCAATGTCCAACTCCACGCTTTGCATGTAGTTTTGAATGTTGGACGAAATTGCTGCATTTTGAATCGGAATGATCGCATCATTTAAGGGACGCTCGTATCCAGAATCAACCTCCAAAATCAAACCATCATGGCCTTCAGTCAGCAAAGTCATCTCTTCTGCATTGAAGGTTCCCTTACGGGTGATGTACTGGCGGGTATCTTTACGTGTAGCCATCGCCATGTATGAACGGTAAGCGTTCAACTCTCGGAACTGTGGCATCAAACGACGAACGTGAGCGATACCACGCAACGGAAACTCAGGCTCATAGTTGAAAATCAACGGAATGATGTGGGCCATTGGGTCGCCGCCATGACGAACAAAAGGCAAAGGGCCTACATAAACAGGGTCTTTAGATACGGTTCCTTGACCAAGAACATATATCTCAAGGCGTCCTTCATATTTAATGTCTGGATTCTTCGGATCAACATAATGATCAACTAGATTGCAAAACTCCAAGACACGAACAAAGTTGTTGTCTTCATCGTTGTTGTTTTTGCGGCTTTTGTCGTGTTTTCTCTCCGTTACAGAATCTTGAGTAGAAAGAAAATCGATTCGAGGAACACCGGCCAACTTTTCAAGACCGTACTCTTGCTCTACTTCATGTTTGGGTCGGTAATACAGATGGCCCCGAAACCGCTCATCATCAGCATCAGACACCTCTGAATCAAGCAACATTTCCCAAATTGGAATGACTCGCATCCAAACACGGTCCATGGGGCTTCCACGACCATGACGATAACCAACCTTGATACCAGCGCCTGGATACAGCAAAGACTGGCGTAGAGCAGACATCACCCGCTCATGAATCTTACGACTCGAAAAAATCCTATTGACCGTCATTTCGGCCTTGTTGGGATCACCCTTTCCAGACGGATCAGGACCGAGAACAACTCGGCTTGCCCGAGGATACAAAGCAGAGAGATAAGAAGTAATGACACCCCAAAGACGGTTGACCTCAACCTCAACTTCGCGCAATCGACGATTGCGTTTTGGGGCCTCATCTCCTGAGATGTGCTCCCAATACTTGGTCATGTAAGTATCTTTATATAGGGACCAATCCTTGCGATTATGTCGAGCATACTTATCATGCGAACGCACAAACTGATGAACTAACGAAGATGGAAGCTGATCGTTTTCTGTCATGATACTTTCACTCTACTCAAAGTATTGAATGGATTTTGTCGAGAATGGTATCTTCTCGCGCCACGTTTGGGAATATCTTTTGCTTGTGGCATATTACGACGATTCCACTCAGCAAGCATCAACGCATCTGCATGATCATCATGATATCCATCCTGTCCTTCTATTTTTCCATTTAGTTCTCTAATGTGCATTAGTTCTTGTACGGTCGATAAATCATTTAAAGTTAATGCATCACTATTAACAATCTGACGCAAGTGTGCATAACCATGCTCTTTGCTTCCACGGGTTGTTTGCCAAAACTTGGGCGTTTTGCTGGCTGCTTGACCAGGCTGTGGTGGCTTGTGCCACAACGGCAACCCGAGCTTTTGGAACTCACGAATCACAACAGGACCAGCACCACCCGTGTTGGCTTCAATTAATGCCCTGGCCTTGTTGTAGTGCAATGCTAACTCAGCAGCCTTTTGAGCAAACAGAATCTCACCACCTTGATTCATCGACAACGTAGCTACCTGACGACCATCTGCGCTCAAAACCTGCGCCACAGCGTAATCACCACCATTACACCAAGATGGGTCAACACCAATGGAGTAGTTCAAACCTGGGTAGGGCCTTTCATAAATACGCAGTTCGCCCTCAACTGGTTTCAAAGACGACAAAACACTGTTCAAGTAGTCCGTATCGAACCAACTACCGTCATGTATGGCAAAGCCGTCCTCAATCGTAAGGGGGTACTCGCGCCTGAATCGACGAATACCAATGCCATTCACGCCATGTATTCTGTCATGTCTCCAGTACAACTGTTCCATAGAAAGGTTGTGCTGTTGTGCCAACAAATACTCTTCTTGATCAGGCTCCCAACCATCTGGCACCTCTGCCTGGTATGCCAAGTGATCAGACCATTTGAAAAAACGGAAACGAACAGATGGGTCACCCATCCGCTGTGCTTCAATGGCGCTCAAAACTTTTGAATGAAACAAGTTACCAGGGCCGTCAGCCGTGGAGATAATGATAATCTTCTTGTGTGGCCCTTCGTGGAGCGTTGAAGTAACAGAGGCCCATACATCCTCTGCATTGGGCCAGAACGCCAACTCATCGGCATGTAGACGCTGATACGTCCAACCACGGGCGTCACTCTTACCACCAGCCGTCATACAACGAAAACCAGCCATGCTGTCTTTGAATATCAACTCTCGTTTGTTTGATCGCTCAATCGGCTTCTTCAGCATCGACGGCAAAGAACGATAGTAATGACGAACGCGACCAAAGATGGCATCGGTCGAATCATAAGAGTCAGCAACCACAAGGCATCGAGCAGGATCTTGAATCCAGTACAAGTAGTTAAAGTTGTACGCAGTGGCTACGGTTGTGTCACCAATCTGCCGTGGCTTGTAATGAATGACCGTTTCAGCGTCAGAACAAAAATCCTCAAGGGCCATGACTTGCTCAGCAAAAGGCGTACAGAAAGCTCTTTCCTGACCTTTTTCATCGACGATTTTAAGCCTGCTGATGAACTCACCCGGTCTTTGGGCTAGCTGAGCAATACGCTTTTTGTCCCGTGCATCCACTATGCCTCACCTGGCTTAACTGACCATGCATCTCCATTGCCTGTATCAAAGTAAGATCGAAGTTCGGTCAGCGATTCACTGTCGGCCTGGTCTTTCTTTGCAGCAGCAGAATCAAAGCGCGTCTTAGAGTATTGACGATACGCCCATTCTTCGCCTTCAGACATCGCATCACGAACACCGGTCCAGTATTGCGAGTCCATCATGGCGAACTCTTCTTCGCTCATTTCCTTTGTTTCTGGAAACTCTTCATAGAACCACATCTTGAACTGGTCACTCTCGCCACACCAGCGCAACCATACACGCTCATTGATTCGGGCGCCTTTGTAGCCTTTCTGCTTGGTAGACTCGAACCACTCACCACGGAAAAACTTTCCTCGACGAGCCATCTTGTATGCTAAATCTCGAAAAAGTTCTTGCTGTTTGGTAGGCTTGAAACCAATATCACCAGGATCAAGCCATTTTTGCACTTCAGGATGCTCCAAATGATGGTTATGTTCTAAATCTTTTGTACCGGTTCGATGGGCGAAGAATACAATATCGCTATCGTCTTTTTCATCAGACATCTGAAACTCCTACAGTGTAAATATCATACACAAAAAAGAGGACACCATGGATAACACGAAAAATCCTCACTTTGTTGAGTTCGAAAAAGTGCTCGACAAACTCAAAAAAGAAGGAAAAATCGCAGACGACAAGCCACCAGTAGAACCTGAAAAGCGAAAGTCGTACATCACAAGGTTAACATCACTTTTTAAAAAAGAAATACACGATAGAAATTAGAATGGTATTTCTTCATCTGATGGCGAAGATCCGTTCATTTGGCCTGATGGGCGAGACCGCTGAAAGCCGTTGTCTGAATCAGCGCGAGAACCAAGAAAACGAACATTGTCTGCTACGATCTCAGTCGAGTACCGCTCAGCACCAGTCTTGTCCTGGTACTTCCGAGTTTGAATTCGACCCTCTACGAACACTTCCTTACCTTTGGTACAGAACTTGGCTACGTTATCTGCTGAACGGCCCCATACCGTAACGTTGTGCCACTCGGTATGATCGACCCATTGGTCGCCTTCTTTGCGACGATCAGAGGTTGCCAATCGCATGTTGACCACGGATGTTCCACCAGCGGTGGTTCGAAGTTCAGGGTCTGTGCCAAGGCGGCCTACCAAAATTGCTTTATTTACACTCATTAACTTTTCCTCTTTTCATATTTACTGTACCCAATCGCCAACGCCTTCTTTCTGTCGGCATCAGACATCTTGGGTTTCTTTTTGTATTCCATACGCATATGTTTGGCCAGAAACTCATGCTCGTTGGGGTTTCCGGTCTCGTAATCAGCGTGCTGTTTACCGCTTTTTATTGCTTTTCTTTTTTTGCGAGTTTCAGCAGCAGTTTGCTGTGGTGAATCTTTAGCATGCTCAGCGGCAGGCTTATACCTTTCACCTGTAGCATCAGGCCCTTGAATACTTGGCTTACCAGACTTTGTACGCCATTTCTGTTTGGTCCACTTTTTTAGTGACGCTTGAGGTGCTTTGACAGCCATTAGTCTCGATAGCCTCCACCAGCCTTTTTATAGGCTGCAGCCAACATCTGAGCCTTGCGTGCAGACCACTGACCGGGCTTGCCACCCTTACCACCAGCCTTAATGCGTTGAAATTGACGCTTTCGCATTGCTGGCTTCGTATAGTTGCCTGCCTCGTTTACACGACTTTTAGACTTTTTTTTACCAGGATTACCAACTTCATCCATCGAGTGTGCGCCATACTTCATCGGTGTGCCACCAACAATCATAACGAATGTGCTGGGTAGGCTTTGAGACATGTCCTTATCCATAGATCCATGCATATCGGACATCATCTGCTCCAACTCACGAATCAGAGAGTCAGAAATAAACCCATCATCAGCAAGCTCCATGATGCATTCAGGATGGGTTACCAGCGCATGCTTTACGTCCTGATTCACATCCGTTGGACTTAATGGGCCGGGTTCCCGCTTAAACATGGCCATGGCACGAAGACCATCCACCATGTCCAACTCTTTCTCTGAGTGCTCAGGCTCGTCGTAAACATCATCGCGAGCCATTCCATGGTCATAGTAAAACATCAAACTCTCCCCGCCCAAACAATGCATACACGCATGGACGCACATTTAAAATCAAGTGCCTGACAATACCCCAACTCACCAGCATCAACTGCCATCTCGGGGTCTGACTCATTACCGATTCCCTTCTCAATACACTCAAGTGTCCCTGGGGATCGATCGAAAAATGAACAGTTTCCACAACGCATCTTCATGACGTTCTCGAAAGTGTCATTGAACTTTTCTGCGTACTTCTCCCAAAACCGATCGTTGGAGCCTTGAGCATCCAACTGTGGGTTGGCTGGACCGTACATCTTTGTGTCGATCGCCTTCTGCCGGTTCTCCAAGTTCAACTCAAGATTCTGAGTCGCTTCAGGACATGCATCGGGATTGCCAACACCGTCCATGTTCCGAATGAGCATCTTATCAAACATCAGCCCTTCACCTTTGAGCCTGCCCGCCATTGATAGCAGGACCAGTATTTCGCAGTCAGTTTGTTCTTGGCGCCAGCCTTGTCACATCCATGACGAGACCTGAAGTTTTTACGGGCCTTGGGGTTGTCTCGACGAATCTGCATTTTGGCGTCACCAAATCGAATCACCTTCTTCTTGCCACCAGAACTGGCAACAACCACAAACTTCTTCTTACCGTATCCGGGTTCACCCTTACGAATACGACGAGGTTTGTTGGTCTTCATGCCACCTTTGAGCAATGATTCAGCAGATTGAGCCATCTTACATACCGTACTGGGATTTAGATTTCTTCATGTGAGGGTTGCCCTGCTCACCCTTCATCTTCTTGGCAATCTTACCAACACGATCTGATTGGTTGGCATGCAGTTTCGATGCGTTTTTCAACTGCCCTGAGATCTCAGAAAGATCTTCTTTGGGGTTACCCATCTCGTAGTCCTTGCCTGGATTACCCACATCGCTCAAACGGGGCAGGTTGTTCCTGCGTTTATCAATAAACTTATCCATAGCCATTCTGGCAGCCTTCTTGCGATCAACATTCGTAGGCATTGGATTGCCCATTTCTTCTTGAACATTGTCCTTCAGTGAACGGTTGCCATAAACAGGGTTGCGGTAACGCTTTGTTACAATGCGCTTTCCTTCTGCCAGTGCAGCCATCCGTCGCTTTTGATCTTCATCATTCATGGGTTTCATTTGTTACTCCTACAACATCTCTGGTGGAATGTCTTGTTCAACCACGATGTCTTCGGGTCGTTGTTTAAACTCAATGTCTGTATCAGATTCCATGAAGGCAACATCTTCTCGGGTAGGCTCCATACGAAGTCCACCACGAAGGGCTCTATCGACGCTGCGC